TTATTCCATTCTACTATAAAACGAATGAAATGTCAAGCCCTAATATTTCGTCATCGTTCCGTCGTGATGAGCGAGGTAGGGTTCAAACTTGATGTTTGGGTATTCTTTAGCAAGACCCTTGAACATTTCAAGATTTGATACGGCATCATCGAACAGGCGAACACGAGCGTATTTACCTGTATCGAGATATTGTTTGATGTAGATTTTCTTGCCTTCTGCAGAGTTAGGAGCATTGAGATTACCAGCGCGATGCACGTGGATATCATCGATGTCAATGTTTTGTTTGCGGAAGGTATCTAGGAACATGTCACGGTCATCAAAGTCAGCGCGAGCAGTGATGACAATCATCTTGCTGCCTTTTGCTTTGACGTTCTTGTGAATAGCAATCAACTTAGTAATTGCCTTCGCGATAGGTTCAGATGTATCGCGGAAGTGCTTGGCATCGCGGAACTCGCGGAAGTCAAAGGACTCACCAGCACCCAGTTTATAGGTGTTAAACTCTTGGTTTGAAAGTTTCCGAACCAGTTGTGCACCCTTCATCACATAGATAAGTGCTTTAGTGTTGAAGAGGGTCTCGTCGATATCCCATATGGTCAGACCAGAACCCTCTTCTCGTTCGTAAATATAATCTTTTAAACCAATCATAGAATTACTATACCTGCTTTTTTCGTAAAAGTCAAGCCTATTTATTCATCTATTGTTTTTTTTCTTGTGCGTTTCGGTTTGGGGGTTTCTTCTGGATCCTGTGCATTAATGCGTTTCTCTAATCGTTTCGCGACTTCATCAGCATCCAACCAGATATCCTTGTTGTCAAGCATGGACTTAATTTCTTCAGGTGTCAAGAAGTCCTTATAGAATGAATCAAACAGTTTTTCTGACCAAGACCTGAAGTGGGTGATTTGATCATACATCTCACCACCCTTACCGATTGTTCCACTGGAATAATTGTGGAACATGAACATGGTATGGTCAGATAGTTCGAACCTATCTGCTGACAAGAATATCAAAGTAGCAGCGCTCATACAAATGCCTTCAACCGAACATACGATAGTGGCATTTGATTCCTGAATCGCACGAACCAGTTGCAGAGCAGAGAACAAGTCACCACCCTCGCTGTTTATTCGAATGTAGATAATATCAGTTTCACCTGCTGCCCTGAGAATCTGAAACCATTCAACATAATCTTCCGCTGGTTTAATTTCACCACAGAGATAAAATGTTACAGCAGTTGCTACTGGTTGTTGGAAGAACTTTGGTTTTGGAAAAAAGGGCAGATCCGTATCACTCAAAGTGTCGCGTGATCGCGGTGATTTTGTCAATTTGTGCATCAATAATTGGTATCCTGTTTGGCCAATGAATATACTCCTTCTCAGGATTCTTCATCAGGTTATAAAGTAGGGGAAGAATTAGATCTTCGACTTGTTTTAGTTTCTCTGAAACTTCCATTTCAACGAGTCTCTTATGTTCAGAGATCATTAGTGTCTGGTCTGCAGTCAGAATGCGAGACTCGATGTCATAGAGTTTTGCCATGATCTCATCTTTGAGACCGCTGGTATCTATATCTTCTTGGGGATTATATGGTTCTCGAACGTGAACCACGGTTTCAGTTGGATCTTCAAATGTGAATCCAAAATCATAGGTTTTGTTTGACATATTTCTTCAGATACTTTCTTGCTCGTTTGTTTAAAGACTTGAGTGCCATGTCGAGTTTCAACTGTGATACATGATCAGAGAAATTTAATCCTTCCATGTGATCAAATTCATGCTGGGCGATTCTTGCAGGTAGACCCGCAAAAGTTTCGACCACATATTCTCCAGTAACAGTCTGGTATGAAAGAGTCACTTCCTTGGGGCGTTTAACAGACAACCATAATCCAGGATATGATAGACATCCTTCCTTGGCGAGTTCCGTTTCCTTAGAGACAGAAACTACATGCGGATTAAAAACATTTTTACGATTGGTATCGTCGGATCCCATCACAAAAACTTTGGAGTCAATACCAACTTGATTAGCAGCAAGACCAAGTCCCCGTAACCTTCGAGATTCTTCCCACAATTTATCGGCAAGTTCCTGTGCGTTCTGAGTTTCAAAGTCAAAGATTTCAGGAACCTTGCGAAGAGCAGGGTCTGTAAATTTAATTAATTCCATCATACCACCATTTCACTGTAATTATTTTTCTTTTCAAACTTAATCAAACTGCGGAACTTATCGAACAGTTGATCACCCTTGTGACTGATGACAAACACATTAGTATCTTCGCCGACAGTATCAAGCAATGCCATAACATAATCGGTACCATTATTATCCAGTGAGGAGTCAAAAACCTCATCAAGAATTAGCAGATTAGTTGCTACGCTGTTCTTCATCTTAGCAATTGTGCGCCAAGTAAACAGCAGCGCCAAGTCAATTCTTTGTTTCTCACCTTCGCTGAACGAAGCGTAACTAAAGTCGTCGCGATGTCGCGATTTAATTGTCTCATCAAACTTCTCATCAAGATTAAACTGCACGAAGAAGTCCATTGCTTGTAGATATTTATTTACCAACTTATTGATAACTGGAAGATACTGCCGAATAATCTTAGTCTTAATACCAGTGTCCTTGAGTAGTGTCGAGACAACTTCCATGTAATGCTTTTCTTCATTCAGTCTTGCCTTTTCCTCGTTCTGTGTCAGAACTTCCTTAGCATATGACTTGAGTTTTGTTTTTTCTTCATCAATATCTGCAGTCTTGGTTGCAATGTCATTTAGTTCTAGATTAAGTGCTTGAATCAGACGCTGTTGAACAATAATTTCGTTGTTGTTCGCGATAATCTCTGCGCTCAACCCAGAAATTTGTTCGGAAAGAGTCTCATTTTCCGAGATAAGTTCTCCAAGTTTCGTAAATTCTTCTTGGAGTTTTTCCATTCCTGAAGAAAGTTCTTGCATTTTCTCTTGTCGGGATGATACGATGGTTTCTTTATGATCGTGAGCAATGCCTTGCCGACATGTCGGACACTCATCCGTTTCCTTGTAGAATGCCACCTCCTTTTGGAGATCGCGGAGTTGGCTGGAAAATTTGGTTTTAAAAGATTCGAGTTTCTTTTGCTTTGTTGCAAGGTCTCCGAGTGCTGCCTTGGCATCTTCGTGTGTAATCTTCTCTCCTTCGAGCGCAGCAACAAGACCTTGGAAACGGGTGATTGACAATTCACCATCTTCGATTCGTGAGATAATTTCATCAACTCTCTTTTCTTTATTTGCTTCGAGCGTATCGACATATTCTTTCTGAATGGTTGCCTTTTGTTTCAGAACTTCTAACTTACCATCAGCATCATGAAGACTATCTTTCAGTTCGTTCATCTTGTCGCGCAGAACAGTATTCATTGTTGTAAAGATCTGAATGTCAAGAATGTCTTCAATAATCTCGCGACGAGTAAACGGTGGCAACTGCATGAATGGAGTGAACGATGCTGAACCCAGAATAACAATCTGAGTAAACGATTTGTAATTTAGTTTTAGAACTGATTCCTCGAGATACTTTTGATAGTCCCGAGCAGCAGCATCCTGATTGATTACTTCACCACCAGATTGAATCTCGAAGATGTTCGGTTTAATACCACGAACAATCTTATAATCTTTACCACCAATGTCAAACTCAATCTCAACCAGAAGATTTTTCTTGTTGATAGAATTAAGCAGTTGTGGTTTATTGATGCTACGGAATGGTTTACCGAATAATCCGAAGCAGAGAGCATCGAGCAGTGTGGATTTACCGCCACCATTCTCACCAACAATCAAAGTGCTGGGCGAACGGTTAAGTTCAATTTCAGTGAAAGCATTACCTGTTGAAAGTAAATTCTTCCAACGTATAGTTTTAAAAATTATCATACAGAAACGTGCTGTGCCTCAATATACAAAGTTCTTAACATGTTTTTAATTTTATCTTTGTCGAGGTCGGTGCTAACAGTGTCAACAAAATCGGATAGTACGGTCATCGTATCTTCAACATCCATCTTATCTTCCTCAATTACATCTGCCTCGAACTCAGAGAAGTCTTCAATTATCTTTAGTTCGATTAGATCGCAGTCATATAGTTTATCAACGAAGCGATCAAATTTATAGAAGTCTGTCTTCTTGACTACGACTAATCTTACACAACTACCAACAATTGGTCCAAGGTCCATACTATTAGGATCGCTAGTAGTATCATCATAATAGATTTTATGGAAGATTTGAAATGGGTTCTCAAAGAATTCTACCTCGTTAGTTTCCGTGTCATATAAGTGATACCCTCTAGGGTCATTATAGTCAGACCAAGTAAACTCATAGGTATTACCAAGATACAGAATGTTACCAGTCCGACTGCGATGGTGAAAATGACCAGAACAAACGAGAGGAAATCTATCAAAACGTTCAGTGCCCATGCCATGGTCATTTTTATGCCCACGATACATTTCAAAACCTGAAAATTCAAAGTGTCCAAATACTGCTTGTGCATTACTTTTATCTACAACCTCCATGGTTTCTGCATAATTACCAGAACAAATCCATGGCACGAGCAATAGATTCTTTCCGTCTAGTTTAATTTCTTCTGCGTCAGAATATGTAATAACATTACCATATTCACGAAGTAGCAGGTCTAGTGAGTTTACCTCATTAGTATTCTTGAAAAATGTGTCATGGTTTCCTGCGATCATGTGCACATCGATACCGAGATCTCTTGCTTTATCGAAGAAATACTCACGACACTTTTTTAGTGTGTTGTAATTGATAAACTTGCGGCGATCAAAAACATCACCAAGATGAATAATGGTTTTGATTCCTGCTTGTTCAAGGTGGGGGAAAAACACCTCAGTATAAAACTTCGCGAAGAAGTTATCGAACGGAATAGAATCTGACCTTGCACCAAAGTGTGTGTCCGTGATCAACGCAACCTTCATACTCGAACTTTCTAATTACTTTGTAGGTGCAGTAGGAACTACTTCTTCCAACTTTTCTTCGGTCGTTGGTTCTGCTTCACCTTCTTCTGCGAGGCGCTTAAGAACAATTTGACCATCACAGATCATGTAGTGTTGACCATCGCCGAGATCGCTCGACTCAAGATAGATGCATCCTGCGTTCTGCTTAGAAACTCCTTGAACACCATTCCTATGTTTACTAACACTAATGGATACTGATGCGATGATCAATGCAAACGCAAGAAAGAAAAATACTGCGAACCAGTTTTCAGTGAACCATGCAACGTACTTGTTAGTTTTTACTTCAGTCATAAACAACTCCTTTAACAATCTTTAATAATTCCATTCTACTCTATATCAAGAGAATTGTCAATGATTTTTTGGTCTAAATATTTCGGTCGACGCTTTGGTATGTTACTGACCTTTGCTGATTCTGGTTTGTCGAAGTCATCAATCATGTCCATCTGCTTCTTAACATAGTCAATAAACTCATTACCATAGTCACCTGTATCATGGTCTTGAGTAATCAAGTCATGGACATCAATGTTTCGCATGTATCGATACTTCGTTTGCTGTTGGCGTTTCTCTTTCGCGATACGACGAAGGAAAGCATAGTATGTTATCTGTGTGAAGTACGCGAAGGGATTCTTTGATTTCTCAGGATTAAAGTTATCGATGTAAGTAATACAATTTTCAATACCATCCGACACCATTTCTTCTCGATATGTGTAGTTGATAAAGTTACTCTTGTATGCCAAGTGAGTTGCGATCTTTAGAAAGCATTCCCCGATATAGTTAGGAATACGAGGTTTTAATACTCCTGCTTCTTTTGCAGCAATAACACTATCTCGATACTTAGTAATCTCTTCAAGAAACTTAGAGTTATCTACATAATGTATGTTGTTTTTCTTATTCTTCTTGAATGGTTTCTTCACATTTTTTTCTGGTATTTCAGTCATTTATAACTCCATCTATACATACCGTTATACTATACTTTTTCTTATTAGTCAATGTTTTTTTTTCACTATTATTTCAGTATATAGCTTGACAACACTCGCGATTCGAGGTATAATGACTATGTCGAGTATGATGAATAATAGATTTACTACTGCTTAATTGAGTAGGTTCCTGCTCCTGAGTAGTCGGGAGTGCAACATATCCATGTCTGTATTTTCCTCTTGAGTTTCCTCGGGGAACTTTACTTCTCCAGAGATATATCTTTCATACTGTCCTAGGAGATTCTCTCTCAAAAGGCAGACAGTAATTATTTCGGATTTGGGTATCAGAAAAGTCTTCTCTGTAGTAATGCCAATCCATGGTTTCAA